ACGTAATCGTCGTCGAAGTGGTAGCAGCTACCGACCCGGTATTGGTGGTGACTGGGCTGAGAGGCACTCAGGCCCCCCCGTCAGTTCAACTGCAGGACGTCAAATCCGTACACCGTGTAGGTGTTGCCCGAGGCGCTGGCCGACCATGACGCAGCGAGCTGGATCGAGTTGGCCTGGGTGGTGTTGACGGTCGCAGCGGCAGGCAGGGTGGCGGGCCAAAGGATTGGCGTGGTCGTGGTGGTACCGAGGCCATGGATCAGCCCAGCGGTGTTCATGGTGCCGGAGGAACCGATGGTCAAGATGGTGGCCATGGCCTCGGCCGTGAAGACGTTCACCGTCGAGGTGGGTGGTGTCTGAGAAGCGGAGGCGCAAATGACCGTACCGGTGGTGCCGTTCAAATAGAGCGACATGATGGTGGTGGCCGTGCCCGCCGCCGACCCATAGGTCCCCCACGCCTTCACAAGGAGCTGGGCTCCCTGCTGAAGAGAGTTGGCCGGGATGAACGCCCGCTGGGTCACGCCGATGTTCTGGATCGTGGTGAACGAGGCGTTCGCCGCCGGAGTGGTCCCCTGCTCGGGGAAGGAGTAGTTGAGAAGCTGCGCCCACCCGCCCGCATACATGGTGGCGTTGGTGTCCGCCGCCGCCTCAGCGGCAGCGATCAACTCGGGGTTGTGCATGGCCCGAGCCGCCTTGTAACGAGCGAGGTCTACTGCGCCGTGTCGGTTCACTCTGCTCCCAGGTCCATAGTGACGGCGGCGTCCACTTCAGTGGTGCCGGGTGGTGCGGGATTGGACTCGGTGACACCGCCAGTCCGAGAAGAAAAGGCGGCGTAGGCCGCCTCCAGCTCGCCCTTGTGGGCCTCGTGCTCCTCGGGGCTCTCGCCCTCGACGCACTTCAGCTTGGCCAGGTCGAGGGCGGCCTGCTCGGGCCCGTCTGGGACGACCAGAGAGGGCTCCTCGGGCAAGATGAGGTCGCTTGCCTGCACCTGCACGACATCGTCGGGCTGGATGGTGATCTCGTCGTCGGGCATGTCGGGCTCCTCAGGTCAGGGTGATCGTGATGGCCGAGCTGGCGAAGCTCAGGGTGATACCGGAGGCATTGACAGCCTGGGCGGTCCCGAGCGGGCCCCAGGCGATGATGTTGCCACCACCGAGGGTCGAGGCGTCGGCGAAGAACATGGTGGCGAGGTTGGTGGCACCGCTCGACCAGGCGGCCGTCGAGGCAGCGAAGGAGAACGGGCCACCACAGGTCAGCACCGAAGGCGAGGCCGCAGAAGCGTTGGGGAAGTTGGCCTGGGTGTTGGGGACCACGATGCGGGCGTAGGAGCCCGTCGAGGTGGGCTCACCGGACAGCAGGTTGGACTGTGTGGCACCCGAGGTCGTCTGGGTCGAGAGGCCGATGTAGTAGGTGTTGATGGCCCACATCGGCCCGGCGTTGGTGGTGGCACCACCGGCTGAAGACGACCCCTGGGTGAAGATGCAGTCACCGGCCGTAACCGCCAGCCCGATCGACTGGGAGGCGATGGTCAACGAGGTGGCCGAGGAGGCCGTCAGCAGGAAGGCGTGCGGGGCCGTGTACTGGTTCTGGGTTGAGCCCGAGCCCGGGGTGCCGGTCCAGATCGTTGCGGTGCCATTCGGTGTCTGGTCCATGTTGCCCGACGCACCGCCCGTGGCGAAGGAGCCCGTGGCGATGGCGGTCTGGGCCGTCGAGGCGGCGGTGATGGTGGTGCGGACCTTCCCGCAGCAGTTGCCCCAGATCCCGTTGAGGAGAGCCTGCTCCGAGTACTGCACGAAGCCGCCCGCCATCATGGCGCCGAGGTCCCGAGCGATCTGGGCCATCTTGGCCGTGGTGGGATCCCTGAAGGTGTACCGGCACCGGGGGTCGTGCTTGAAGGCGATGTTCATTTCTCTCCTCAGATCAGGGGGGCGATTACCACTGCACCGAAATGGTCGGGGTCCCGGCCGATAGCAGCTGAACAGTGGGGATCACCATGTGGTCCCCGTAGAGGTGAGGCGCAACCACTACACGGTCACTAACGAAGGCCGAGAGCATGAACTGGTACTGATCAGGGATCTCAGCATCATTGGTGGGGAAGCTGGGGAGCGTGCCGTCAGTCGTCCCGTAAACAGTGGCCGGAGTACCAGACTCCTGAGTGAGGACGATCCGCCCCGTCGGGGCGTCCAGAGTCACAGTGGCCACGGTGTTTGCGACCAGAGTCACCTGGGTGTACGGCATTCGATCTCCTTATCCTGCGATCCACTGGCGGATCAGGTTGCGCTCATTGAGGTGCTCGGCGACGGCGAGCGGGACCCGGTAGGCCAGGCCCTCCTTGAAGTTGAAGTTGTTGGGCTCCCCATTGACCATGCCGTAGGTCATGTCCTCGATGTCGGCGTCCACCCGGATGGTGACCATCGAGGAGCGCACGGTGACGGGCGGGGGAGTGAACTGCTTGCGGGCGGCGATGATCGGCTCGACCACCTCAGGGTCTTCCTGACCGGTGAGAATGGTCTCTCCGCCCAGGGGATCGACCGGCTGGGCGAACCCGGGCTTGGGCCGCTCCTCGACGAGCACGGCGGTCTTGGTCGGCTGAGGACTGTCGACCCGCTCGCCGGACTGGGCGTCGAACACGCCGTTCTGCTCGGCCTCGTTGTCGGCCCCCGCCATCATCGACATCTCGGCGGCCCGCTCGGCCTGCTCCTCACGAGCAGCCTTCTGCTGCTGGGCCTTCTGGCGCCCAGTCATGTCTCCAGCTGAGGGTCGTCCTTGCTGTGGCATTTGAATCTCCTTGCAGGGCTACAGAGCCCGGATCGTTGGTGGTTCTACAGCCCCCTCCCCGGCGTGTTCCGGGGAGGGGTTGGCACAGGTGCTGCGGCCGGTCAGTTGGTGTTGGCCACCACGACAGACCAGTCGGTGATGAGGCCGAGGCCCCAGATGGCGTACCAGGCCAGAGCGTGCTCACGACCGAAGTCGAGGACGCCACCGTCACGCAGCTCGACGGGCAGCGAGATCGCATGACCGAAGGCGTTGTCGCCGATGAAGATCGCCTGGTAGTAGTTGGCCGGGGTCGCAGCGGTGTTGAGCGCCTGGTTGACCTGGGTGGTCTCGATGAACACCGTGTCGTAGAGGCGGCCGATCTCGCCGAGGGCGAAGTTGCCGGGGGCGGCGTACTTCGTGACCTCGATGAACTCGGGGGTGTCCCTGAGGCGCCGGGACTGGGCCGGGGCCACGAAGGCCACGTAGGTCTCACCGAGGCGAGGCACATTCTTCGACGCCAGCGTCAGGACGGCGTCCTTGACGAGCGGCGGCGTGAAGTAGTAGCTGCCGGTGAGGCCGTTGGTGGACGTGGCCACCGTGCCGATGTCGTACGGCGACTGGGTCGACCGGGGAGTCAGGGTCGCACCCTGGCTGTACCCGAAGATCACCGAGCTGGCGAGCAGCAGGGTGTTCCTGGCCGAGTAGTCGAGGTACTGGGCCATGTTACGGCCGAGCAGCCGGGAGGCTGAGGCCATGACATCGTCGAAGCTGGCATTGAGCAGAAGCTCGGTCACCGACACGGCGAAGCCTTGCTCGGCCACGGTGATGGAGAACTGCGAGGCGGTCAGAGCGACCGTCTGCATGCGCACACCTTCCACGAGCTGCGAGGCGTTGGGCAGGTTGTTGTAGCGCATGAAGTTGATGGTGAGTCCGGGCTGCACACCCAGCTCGGTCTTCTTCACGGCGAACTGCTCAAACCGAAGGATCGGCATCGCCTGGAACAGGATCTCCTTGGACCAGATGGTCTGGATGGCCTGACCGAGGGTATTGTTGGCCCCGGTATATCCGGTGGGACTCGCTGCCAGGTACGGGGTACCTGTGATGGCTGAGGGCATTTCTCAAATCCTCTCTAGGGATTGGTTATAGGGAGAGCCTTTGAAATGCCCGGCTCTGGCAGCCACAAAATGCAAGTTCCACTTAATACCTGTTCGCAATCAAATCAGTCACGTACTACCGAGTCACGTCACCTCACGGTGCATAGACGCCTTGATCTCGCACCCGCTGAGAACCGGCCTGCAGAAGCTGGGCCCGATACTGCTGGTACTCATCCATGCTCATGTCTCGGATCTGTGCGGCCGTCAGCTCCATGGTCTGCTGCTCACCAGTAACTGCGGCGGGGTCGACCGGAGGCGACCCGGAAATAGGAGGGGCAAGCTGACGGCGGTTGTTGAGACCGGCCTGCTGAAACTCGTTGACGATTTCAGCGGTCTTCTGCTTGGCCATGGTGATCGACTGCTCGATCTCCTCGGGCGAGTTGCCCCGGATGTAATCACGGAACTGGGGAGCGATGTCGCCTGCCTCTTCGGCGATGCGCTGGGCCGTATAGGTGGTGAGCTGACCGAGCTGACGCTCCTTGTCGAGCATGGCCCGCTCGGCGTCACGCTCCTGTTGCATCTGCTGGAAGCGGGTCTCCCACGTGGACTCGATTTGCTGCACCCGCTCAACAGCCGACATCTCGGCTTCCTGGCGGAGGCGCTCCTCTTCGGCGGCGTGCTGCTCGGCGGCGATGCGATCGGCCTCACGGGCCTCCTCAGCCTCCTTCAGCGTCTTCACGGTCTCACCCAGCTCAGCGATCTGCGGGTAGAGCTTGTCCTTCTCTTCCTTGCGGACCCGCTCCCGCTCGGCGTTAAGGATCTCCTCCATCTGGGCCCGGCTAATCGGAGCCTCGGGATCGATGGGGGGCTGTTGCGCCGGGTCGTTCACGTTGATCGTGATCGGCTGCTGGCCGGGGATGGTGCTGGCCGGTGGCGGCGGCTGCTGTGTGAAGGGCAGACCTGTGGTGGGGTCGACCTGCGGGGGCGGCGTGTAGCCGGGGGGCATCGTCATTTCAGGTTCTCCTTGAGAAGCGGGCACGGTCCTACGTTTGACAACAATCGTCATCCCGAGGACTGTAAATCAGCCGCCCCGCTGCACAAAGGCACTCAAGGATTCAGCGTTGGGTCGTACCGCAAATCGTGACGACGCTGTGTCCGCCGGTCATGCCAGATGCCCTCGTAATCGGGCTCCGATGGTGCCCCTTCGGCGTCATCCCATGCATGGGGGTCTTCACCACCGAGATCCGATGCACGCCGGTTGTTCCGGTTGTGATCAATCATCATCGGGTCCCTTCAGTGGATTACGAACCTGGGGGATCTTCGTCCCGGCCGCCATGGTAGTCAGCTGGTTGTAAAGATCCTTGATGCCCGGGTCGTCGCCCATGGTGGGCGAAGGGGCCTGCACGTTGCCCGCTGTGTTCACGCCGGGCCCACCGGCCGAGGTGACACCGCCGTCGGCTGTCGAGGCCGGTCCGCCCGCATCGGGCCCGCCTGGGGGCAGCCCAGTGAGCATCGAGTTAAGGACCATGATCTGCTGGTTGAGCAGGTCGAGGGCCCCCTGCTCCAGGGCGTCCTGATGCAGCTCGTTGAGCAGCTCCTCCAGCTTCTCGGCCGGGTACGCCTCGCCCAGCTTCCTGAGCGCTCCCCGCTTGGACTCGATGCCGAGGGCCATCTCCATCTGGATCTCGTTGAGGGCCACCAACTTGTCGAGCGGGAGAGGCGAGGCGAACTCGACGGTGTTCCGGTACGTGAGCGGATCGGCCGGATCAAGAATGTCGAGCTGGCCGTCCTCCAACGGGGCGTCCCGTGTCGGGTCGAGCTGCAGAAGCTCGGGCATGTAGAGGGCGGCCGTGCGGATGATGATCTCGTTGAGCATGGAGAAGCCAGCAGCGTACTGAGTAATCTTCTGGCGGAACTTCTGCATGAGCGGGAGGAACTGCAACGACAGGGCCACACCCGACGTGTTGCTGATCTCCTGGGGCTGACCGAGCGCATTGACGGGGATGCCCACCAGCTCGTGCATCTTCTCCTTCAGCATCTCCAGGTAGGCCAGGGGGCCCTCGATTTGAGAGTTCAGCTCCAGGTTCTGGATGCTGGCCTTCTCGTTGGGGATGGCCCACACTTTCTTCGGGCCCCGCTCCAGGTTGTTGGCCTTGGCGCCGATGATGATCGTGGTGGGCGAAGCGTAATAGTTGATGATGTCGCTAATCAGCGTGATGGTCTCGTTGTACTGCCGGTTCAAATCGGTAATGTCCTGAATGTCCGACAGGCCCCACGGGCTCGATGGCACCTTGGTGTTGGAGATGTGCACGAAGGGGATCATCCCCAGCGGGTTCTCCTGGCTCTCCACCAGCTCGTCGTTGATGAACGCCTGCATGGCGTCCTCAGTCCACAGCTCGGTGAATGAAAAGACCTGCCGGGTCCCTTCCAGGGCCGTGCCCCAGAAGCGATACTTCATCTTGAACCGGATTAGCCGGGTTTGATCGTGGGGGTGGTACTCGGGGAAGCAGAAGGCGGCGTTGAGCGGAAGGATCCTAATG